CTCTTTGGCTATACGTTTAAAGAGACTATCGCTGCACCGAACGACGATGGGTGGCATCCAACCTCAGAAGGGTACTACACCCTTAAAAATATACCGGCATCCGCACGCTGGGTACAACCCATAGAGATTCTCGAAGGGTTAGTGAGTTACCCAATGCCAGTTACCAACAACATTGCTGAACTCGGCGCGGCCATTCTAGCGTTTGAGTTAATCGTGAAACACGGTTGGAAGTCTGTGTTCATGAGACCTGATTCAGAGTACGTGCGTGAGAACTTTGAGAAGTCTTTGGAGAAATGGCGACAGAATGGTTGGCAGACTGCCAGCCATGAACCTGTTAAGAACCAACCGCAATGGGAAGCTATATACCAACTCAAGGTAGAAGTGGAACGCGGTGGATCTACGGTTCAATGGCGCTGGGTTAAAGGTCATAGCGAAGATCCTGGTAATCAGCGTGCTGACCAACTGGCCACACAGGGCAAAGGATATGCTAAGCTGGCTAAAGCTATCCGTGAGACTCGTTTCACTGAGGCTCTGCCGGTAGTGCGTGGTGAGACCGTTAAAGTCCCTGGTCCAAATAAACTCATTGACATGCCTCGTTGGTATTTCACTAACGATGCTGGCAGCACTCCTGTTAACGCAACAGGCCATGCGGTGTATTATGGTGGTAGTCACGGTAAAGACGATGAACTCTTCGCTAAACCGATGGCTGACTCCACGTATGTGGTCTCGTTCTTAAAAGAACCCGACCCAGTGCTGGAATCTTTACGTGCTAAGCAGTACGCTCTGAATCCTGACAACCTCTGCGAAATGGTTATTGGACACTTAGACAACATTCTTACACCTCGTGTGTACGATTCGTTGTTTGTAAATGGCACTCGGTGGATTGATCCTTATCCAGGCACGAACGACTTACTGTCTGGTGGGGAACAATTACTTACTCGGGAACTTACCAAACCTCGTTTAGCTCTGAATGCAATCACCACACTCGTACAGGCTGAGTCGTTACTAAACGACCACCTAGCAGGCACCTTAAAGGATGTCTTTACGTGTGACATTACAGACAGTCTCTACGACCTGACTGAGAAGAAAGGTAAAGTAACCTGTAAACTCAAGAAAGACATTTCAACTGCCGTGAAAACCATTGCTGCTAATTTAGAGTATGGTCAGAAAGGCGTAGCGAAAGGTAAACTCAAAACCCGTTTAGTATTGGGTCAAGACTTACCACGTCGAAACACACTGTCACATCTGGGTGCTACTAATCCAAAGGTGACGGTATTGAGTTGGTCGAAAGATCCAGGTACTGTCTATTTTGCTACAGTGGTAGAAGCCGGAGGAGATGCGAGTATTTGGATGGGTTACCCGGCCAATTACCGTGTTATACCAAAGGAGTAGTTGTATGTCTTCATTGTACTGGCCAGCAGAGCAGTCGCAAAGTCGTGTGGGGTGTGTCTTCTGCAAGATACTCCCTAAACGCGTCAAGCGTATTGTCGTCCTGGCAAGCTTATACGGGTTTATCGTCTCCGACCACTTCGATGAATTCGTAGCCACAAAGAAACTGAATAAAGAGCTCAATCTTTGCGACGACCCACAGTCACTTCGACTGCCGTTGCATTTGGGCGTCCTGCTTTGGAATTCTGAAGGTAGCGGTAAAGTACAAGTCCCCAATGAGCGCTTGGCGCTTTACAAACTGGCCACGACGATCGTTCAGCGTACGCCGGCAAGCATGCGATATGGTGATCGTGTCGAGATGCGTGCTGACATTCTACGTGTATTGTCTGCGGCTGTTTAAAGACCAACGCAACATAAACCCCTCCGACCCCGTAGCTGGGAATCGGAGGGATTTTATGCCGTTACTGTAAGTGCTTGGTCAGGAACGTTACGTCATCGCGTACACATTCAACGATACGCTCGAACAGATACTGGTACTCTGCATACAGTTCGATTTCAGCTGCCATGGTATAGGTCAGTGAAACGAGTTTATCTACGAAGTTACCAGATGGGCGGTATTCGAAGCGAGGTTCGTTCAACTTACCGATTAACAGTTGCAGTAAGTCATCGATCTCTTTGACTTTCTTACGAACGTCGTCGATATTTACGTTGGCGTTAACCGCAGCAATCTGGTTGATCTCGTCAATGACGGGAGCCCAATCTTTGTTACGACGAATAGCGCGAGAGTAGCGACATTCTGGTTGACCACCTTTAGCGATCTTAGCCAGTTGCTCACGTGCACGCTTAGAACGATTAACGTCGAAATTAACGTGCTGGTTGATACTCTCCATGGCGCTAGGGTCGTTAAGCACCACAGCTAACCATTTAGAGAACGGGTCCAGCAGATCGCGATACAGGGACTCTGGTACGACACCCACATCTTTCATTGTGGTCATCGCGGTTGCGTAGTCCACACTCAGTTCTTTCGGGAACTTGAGTTTGAGTTGTGAGAGTGTGGTGTAATCTGCTTTCTCTACCAGAGGCAGGAAAACACGACCATCGATGGCGAGAGAAACATTACTATTTAAAATGTTCCCCAATAATTTGCTGATGGCATCGGAAGCATCGCCGAAGAAGCCTGCCAGTCGACCTAACGTTTTCTCGCTCGGTCGGAAAAGGGCCAAGGACTCGACCGTAATGACGTTCTTTTGGAGCTCAATATTTTTTAACATACCTTTACCTTACTATGAAGAATACGTAGCGTCTCATAGGAATTATTAACAACGAGGAGTTGTTTGATGTCTAACGCCGAAAACCCATTGCTAGCACTATTCGAAAAGGCACCTGATGTTCGTCCGTTCTTGAACATTGGCTGCATGATGGATGTGCCCACTGGCGTGCATTACCGTGGTAAGAAGGGTAACAGTCTCCTGAATGGCGGACTGCCAAAGATCGTTGGAATTGGCGGCCGTGGTAACATGTATAAGTCGACCATCGCACACCACTTTGCATTGTCTGCGTTGGCCAACTACATACGTGCTATTCTGGTAGCACACGATACTGAGGGTTCTGGTAGCCCGATGCGTTACTGTACTCTGGCTCAAGGTCTGCACGACATTGCTGGACTGGACCTGGTATCTGAAGGTCGACTGAGTTTCAGTGACTTGACTGTAATGTACGGCAGTAAGTGGTTTGCTCAGCTGCAAGCCCTGGTTGCTATGAAGATCAAAGACAGTAAGATGTTTACTCGCACCTTACCGTTCTTAGGTTCTGACGGCAATAACATCAAAGGGTTACTCCCAACGATTGGAGAGCTGGATGGTATCTCACAGATGACCATCGAAGAAGTCTCCAAGCTTTATAATAAAGCAGAAGTGGGTGACTCGGACCTGAACGCCGAGGCGATGCGTAGCAGCATGGCTAAGAACCAGATGTTGTTGCAGCTGCCTTACCTCACTGGTTCAGGTGGTCTGTTCATGTTGATCACTGCGCACGTCGGTGACGAGATCGTCATGGATAAATACGCTGGCGATAAGAAGAAGTTGAGTTTCTTAAAAGGGAACATCAAATTCAAAGCAACGCCTGAGAAGTTCACGTTCTTGACCGACGTGTTACTGATTGCGCGTAGCATCGAAGTCTTGCTGAACGCAACGACTAAAGCGCCAGAGTACCCGCGTGACTCCAACGACAACATCAAAGGCGATACTGACCTTCAGGCTATCACCGTACAGTTCCTGCGTAACAAGCAAGGTAAGACAGGTGGTACGTTTGATATAGTCGTGTCTCAGTCAGAAGGTGTGAAAGTTGGCCTCACTGAAATGCGTTACCTGCGTCAGAATAAGAAGAACAGTTCTGATGTTGGCTACGGTATTGGCGGTCACGATAAGTCCTACTACATGGACTTGTACCCAGACGTTAAAATGCAACGTACTACGGTTCGTAGCATTGTTGACAACGATCGTCTGCTGCAACGTGCGCTTGAGATCAGTGCGGAGATTCACCAGATCTTGCACGACTCGCACCATCGCCTGGAACCTAAATACTACACCACGCCAGCTGAGCTGTACGAGCAGTTGAAAGCGAAAGGGTATGACTGGAATGTCTTACTCAGCACGCGTAAGCACTGGGTGTATGAAGAGGACGCCGAAGAAGCATTACCTGAGTTGAGTACACTGGACCTCCTGCGCATGCGACTGCCAGAAGAAGATCCAGACCACTATAAACCTTACTGGATGTAAACGTGTTAAATCTCAGACTGTTTGTAAAGAACCAACTGGCTAGCAGTATGTTACAGTCAGCCATGGAAACCCAAGACCCTAGCTTAGCGGTAAACCTAATTGACTTGTGTGTATCATTGTACGCACATAAGAAATATAGACAGTCGCCAAAGCAAACCACAGTGACGACGCACACGAAGTCTACCCGTCACCTTGCTGAACGGGCCCGCACGCTTTATCAGCAGCCTGAGTACGTCGCCAGTGTGAACTATCAACCTGAAAAACCTCGCACCGTGTACGACTGGTTAATCTTAACAAGTCGTGACAATCACCCTTTAGATACGACGTGGTTAAAACACGTCTTACTAACGGAATCACCGGATAAACGTATTCGTTCAAAAGAGCGATACGAGAACTGGTTGAATGAGCGTCAACACTTAGTCAATGACACGTTACAGTTCTGTGATGTGGTGTTGAACGAGATGTGCTTCAGATAGGAGGTAATGTGCTGTGTCGATACATTCGCTCGATACGGTATCTCCTGTTAGTGGTGGCTCTGCACAATTACGATAACATCGAACGGCTACTGGCGAAAGTCAGTAGCTTTTTATCCGCCTCTCCTAAGAGTCGCGTACTGTTACATAGTTCAGCTGTTTCTAGCTGGGTGCGGTTTCACTGCCATGAGTTATCGCAAGAGTTCGGTGAACGCAGTAAAGTCATGAGTAACGTCCGTTTGTTACATAGCGAATGGGAACGAGCTCAAACTACCGTAGACAAACAACGCACACTTTCAGCGTTGGTACAATACACTCAGTATATTTCATATTCCGGCAAACGCGACTTTCTCTACGAATACGTAGCGTATACTCGCTTTGTCATTTAGGAGGATTTGTGTTACAGAAATTCAAAGTTAAGCGGGCCATTAAGCACGCTATCAGACAGACCTACGATGCCACAGATTTGCACCCAGCAATCATCGGCTTGGTTCAGGTGTATGGGTTACTGACAGATGAGCAGAAAATCCGTGTCTGGAAAAGTGAATTCCCCCACCACTATGCGTTTACACCTAACCTGGCAGGCTTGACCGTAGAGCCGTATAGCATGATGGTTGCTATGAACGGTCTACCGGCGTTGGATGAGCTGGTTGCCATTTCACCGATGGAGTGGGTAAGTGGGTCTACTCGGTCAGAGATGATTGAGTATTTGATCTCACCAGAATTGAAAGAACTCGGCAAACTCCGCGACACAGTGTGGCAGGGTTTAGTGCGGGGTGATTTCTCAGCTATCGATCTGGATGCCCTGAATAACGCCCAGTCCATCATTCGTAAAATTCTGCGGGGTATTCCTGAATGTCTCTAACGCGTCCTTGGCAACTCGTCGGTAAACATGTTGTACTGTTTACAGGTTCACGTACTTTACGGAACTATTGGCAATTTGCAAGGGATCGCTGTAAGGCAATAAGTCACAGCTGAACTAAAGCCATTGTGGTGTTGTAGGCTGAGTCTTATCACG